TTACCCAAACACGGACATATTTTTTACTATTTCCTTTGCTCGTTTTTCCGTACCTGTGTCATATTTGAGTGTCATATCAAGATGCGAATGTCCCATAATATTTTGAACATCAACCGGATCAGCAGCTTGTGGCATTGCAAAAGTAGCAAATGCATGTCGCATTAAATGTGGATAGATGTGGAATCCAATTTCATCAGAGACTAAATCAAAATGATGGTTGATAGTTGTATAGTTCATTGGTCTGGCATCACGATTAACAAAAATAAAGGAGTCTTTTTTTAATTGCTTATCACACTCCAAATAAATTTGACGTGAAGCATTAATCGCATTCTGTAAAATCTTGTGTACTTTGGGGGTAATTGGAACATCACGGTATGAACGCTTATTTTTTAGTGTATTCCCGTCTGGTGCTGCAAGGGTTCTGGATATTTCCACTTGAACATGGTCCAAGAATACATATTGAGGTTGTATGCCCATAATTTCACCGTGTCTGAGTGCCAATAGGGACAGGTAAAACATTCCAAGACCAATTGGGTCTAATACCCGATTGGCTGCGTCTATGGCCTCAAAATACTTATCTTCGGTAATCGATAAGTTGCGTTTGTGTTTATCAGTATCTTTGACACGACAGCGTTTAATTCGATTGATTGGGATTAACTCATCTTCTACGGCTTCGTTTAGCATAATACTAAAATTATGTTTGATAGTACTAATCGTCTTAGACGAGTAACCAATCTTAGTTGACGATTTACCAACACGTTCGATTTCGTATAATGAATTCAAATATTCTTGGAACTCATTACGATTGATGTCTTCCAATTTAGTATTACCGTATCGTGGCAAAATGTGATTATTAAAAATCATGTCATAGTCACGGATAGTGTCTGGCTTCCAATCGTTTACGTCTGTATGCCGTTTTCGCCAAAGATTAAAGTATTCTTGAACACTGACATGTTTGGCGGTTCCATTGTTTAACATTGCCTGATGAATTGCTTCATCAGCCCATTGGGTAGCTAGTCGTGAATTTTTTAAACCTTGTTTTTCGAATAAAAGTTGATTGCCTAGAATTGTTTTCTTAAATCTAACACGATAACGTTTGTCACCATCTTTAGTTTTATAGCTTCTAACTCGTGGATCACGTTTCAATTTTTGTTCATCTAAATATTTCATTTTATTTATCCTTTCAAATTAGACCGAGCTAAGGCAATTTTTTTGGATAAATGTTTGTCAGGTCACTTCCTTTCAGGTATACTAAATAAGTCAGAATCAGATACTCTTGTAGTGTCAGGTTTGGTTAGCACACTCTCAAAACTTTGGTCGGGGATGAGGGTGTGCTTTTTTGTTTGTGTTAAATTCCTAATAATTGTTTCTTCTTGGCATCAAATTCATCCTGCGTAAGAATGCCTTGATCTAGTAATGATTTTAGTGCTTTTAATTTGTCGGATAATGTTTGTTCTGTTTTAGCAGTCATGACAGGTTGTTTTTCTTTATTAATTAAATCAAGCCTAGCCTGTTTAATTATATCTACCATTTTTGAAGCGGTATTTTTATTCACGTTATCAACTATAGTAGTAACGGCACCATTTACAATTGAAATTTTTCCTAATAACATACCTTTTTCGTAGTTTGCAGAGTTCACCATGTCTAAAGGAATCTCTGTTGATTTAATACCATAAACTAAGCCCTTATCAATAAAAACGATGCGTAAGTCAGTGCAAATCATAAGAATTGTATTGCCATCTACTAGGCCACTGGTTGCATATCTGATGATCTCGTTTTCACCCAATATATCAGGTAAAGCATTAATTTCTTTTTTTGTACCAAAGGTATCGGTAACACCAGCTTCTTTGAATTGGTTTAATATATTATCTATTTTTTGTTGCTTTTCAGCATTATTAGAGTCTTTGGCTGCTTTTAATAGCGCTTTTGTATCAATAGTTTCATTATTTTGAATTGCTTGAGCTATTTCAGTGATACTATGTGTGTTTGCCCAGTTGATATCTGACATGCTGTTTTTCATTCCAACTTTTTGGTAACACTCTTCACCAACATATCCATCAGTAAATTTTACATTTTGATCTAATAATTTTAATCGTTTTCCACATACAGCACATACTTTTGCCATTATTACATCTCCCAATAGTTTCACCGAGTTTAGAGTCATCTGTGTTAGGGACAATAAATAGATTTTAATAATGAGTGAATGCATATGTAAATCCACCATAGTGGTGGAATGAATAATTTAATTTCCTAAATGTTGAATAGCATAATCCGCTTGTTCTGCTGTAAATTGTTCACCAGCAGTTGAAGTTAATTGTTCACGGATTGCATCTACAGACATAGCTTGATCATCTTGATAACTCTTTGCTTTGGCAAGAGCATTTTTATCCCAATTAACACCCTTCAAATTCTTCATTGCATAATTAGCAGCGTCTTCTGAAAAGCCTTCACCAGAGTCAGAAGTTAATTGTGCTTTAACAGATGCTTCCGACATATCCATTGTTGTTGCATAGGATTGAGCTTTGATTAGAGCATTTTTGTATTCTGTTGGCACTTTTTCTGATGAGGATGATGATTTTGCAGATGATGATTCGCTAGAGGATGAGCTACTGGATGTTGAACTTGATCCATTTCCCATTTGTGAACCCACACCAATAACGATAATAATAATTAAAACCCAGAACCAGAAACGTTTGTAGAATGGTTTCTTTTGTACATAAGTTTTTCCATCTTCACCCTGAATTTTTTTAGACATAATATACCTGACTCCTTGAATTTTATTTAACCAATGAGACCACTTCATTAATTAGGTAGGCGGCTTTTATTGTCGTCAGCCATTCGGACAATACATATTAATCATTACTATATAAAACTTGTTCAGCAGCATCTCGTAGATGCTCAGGAACGGCGAACATTTCCATAAATGAATCGACGTCCACGTACTCATCTGGTTTATCTTCTAAATAATAGGGTGCTAATAAATTTAATGCAGTAATGTTAGCTTTTAATTCAATACCATATCTTGATGGTGTAAAATACAAAGCTCTCATTGAATGATCACCATTAACAATGTGCCCAATTTCATGAGCAAACTGTAATGGTATCTGTCGTTTATCCTTGTAATTCGTATTAACTATTATGGTACGTGACTCTGTGTTGGCAGCAGCTACAGTACTAGAATCTAAATGCTTTGTTAGAATAAACCCTATATTATGTTTCATAGCATAATTACATAAATCTATTACGATATCGTCCATATTACTTACCTCTTAACAGCCGTTTAATTAGTTCCTTATCTTCATCTGGTATCGGCTTTCCATCAAATGTCATGATTACATCGTCTGAATCATCTAAGGCGGCACCAAGGTCAATTTTAGTTGGTGTTGTTTCTTTTGCGGTTCCTGTTAGTTCTTCATATGTAACGCCAAGAGTCTTAGCAACCGCTAAAATATAAGGATCTGAGGGCTTATAGTCTTTCCATTTGTACAGAGTGTTTTTGCTAAGCCCTGATTTTATTGCAACTTCTTGGAGATTCATTCCACGAAGTTTTGCAAATTTTTTTACATTATCAAATAGCGCCATATCAATATTCCTTTCATGTGCTAGATGATTTTGTTACCTTTACGGTAAAAACATGTTGACTTAATTTACCTTCAAGGTTATACTTTATTCATCAGCTAAGGTTATTAGCTAATAAGCAAAACAAAACGAACATGTTTAAGCGTTGGCAGACGTGGGATACATGACTTTTTATTGCTTATTTAACTGTGTCTTGAGTTTACCCTAAAGGTAAAAATAAGTCAATAACTTTTATAGCTGAAATTATTAATTAAAAAAGGAAGTAGGTGAACACATACATGTCAACACTTGAGAAACGGTTTAAGAAACGATTAATTGACAAAGAAATGAAGCAAGTTGAGGTTGCTAGACATTTTGAATGGTCGGATCAATATCTACGTCAATTAGTTACCGGAACAACTATGGGACCAGCAGCCGAGAAAAATTTGCAGAAGGTCAAAGAATATTTAGGAATGAAGTAGGGGGAATGGATGTGAAAAAAGTAATTACAGTTGAAGAAGAAAATGAATTAGCAGCATCACTAGTTGAATTTGTACAAGAACACGAATTGACCACGTCACTATGGCAACATTTATCAACTTTGGTAATTAAAGAATTTCAGCAAAACGCAACAATAAAAAAAGAATGACCACCAATATTTTGGAGTAACTAATTATCTCAAATAGAAAGGAGCACCACAATGAACGATTTAGTAATTATGAAAGAACAGCAGGCAGTAACAAGCAGCCTGCAAGTTTCAGAAACATTTGGGAAGAACCACCAGCATATTCTTGAGGCTATTGATAATCTCACGGTCGAAAATTCGACAGTGAAAAATATGTTTTCAGAATCGTTATACACAAATAGTCGCGGCAGGCAATATCGACAAATATTCATGAACCGTGACGGTTTTACGTTATTGGCTATGGGTTTTACTGGCAAACAAGCATTGGTTTTTAAGCTCAAGTACATCGACGCATTCAATCAAATGGAACAGCAGATTGAACAAACAGGTGGTTATCAAGTGCCAACAAATATGGCTGAGGCATTAAGACTTGCAGCTGATCAGGCTGAAAAAATTGAAGTATTGAAGCCTAAAGCATTATTCGCTGATGCAGTAGCAACTAGTCACACATCAATTTTAGTTGGCGATCTAGCCAAGATTTTAAAACAGAACGGAATTGAAACAGGTGCACGTAGATTATTCAACTGGTTACGAGAACAGCATTACTTAATTAGTCGCAAGGGCGCTGATTATAATTCACCGACACAACGTTCGATGGAATTAGGGTTATTTGAAATTAAAGAATCAACACACATCAATGGTGATGGAGTAACAGTTACTACTAAGACACCAAAAGTTACTGGCAAAGGGCAAAGCTACTTTATCAACAGATTTTTACAGGCAAACTAGGTGAGACATATGGGCAGAAATAAAGAAGGTGATTTAAATGTTCAACATTGAGTTCAATGATCAAGCAAGCAAATCATTTTTAGAAACATTTACTCAGCAACTATTGGACAGTATGAAACCCCTAATCGACAAACAACGTGACCATGATGAAATTGTTAATCAAACTTATTTACAAAAAAATGTATTTCACTGTCGTGCTGAGACTATGGCAGCAATTGTGAACACAGCAGGGTTTCCACGAATGCAGTTAGGCGACAAAGAAAATTACAGCTACTCCCTTAAAGCAGTTGATGAATGGGTTAAGAACAATCAACTGCGAAATTAAACAAATGACCGAGCTAAGGCAATATAGGGGGAATTAATTATGTACGTGTTAATCGGAATATATTTACAGAAAATTATAGCAACAGGTGTATGGATTGCTGTTGGATATGGAATATCGCATGTTGAATTTGACTAAGGAGGAATAATTATGGACGAAGTTAAAAGTAATGCTGATGTTGAGTTAGAACGAATGAAATATTTGAAAAATTTTGAAAGACAAAACAATGTAGAACAGATTTTTAATGAAGGGGTTTCGCCTGTTGGAAAGAAAATAGTTGAACTATTAAAAAAAGAAGACATGACATACGACAGCGCGTATGCAAGTCTCCAATATGCATATAACTTAATTCGATACGAGTCTAACTTTTTAAAACTAAACTAATTGGTTTTAAATCATCAGAATCATATATGGCAATAAACGGGAGAGCCTCTTCATTTGTTCTGTAACCAGAAACATTATAAATCAAATTTCCAAAAGCTTTAGTATCGTCAAACTCAAATGAATTTACAAAATCCATCAATTCGTTGAATAACACCTCTGGATGTGATTGCAACGCTGAAATGACAGATGACGGCTGTAAAAATTCACCCGTTTTTAGAAGCGTACTAAATGTATTCCGAGGCAATTTACTCATTGCAAAAGATTTTCCTTGGTCGAATTCCAGTAATGATTCATCAATTTCTCCATAGGATAATTCGAACTTTGCAATACGCTTTGATGAGAATTTGAAAAAGTCAAAATCAATTTGCTGATTATTTAACTCGAAAATCAATTTGAAATCTTTTGTATCTTGACTACCCATTCTATTAATTCTGTAAACTAAATAACCCATAAGTTGTGCTTTTCTTAGATTCATCTTATTCACCACACTTTCAAAAATAATTATCCCATAAGGAGTGATTAAAAACGATAACCAAAAATAAATATCTAATGGAAATAAATTTAATCTACAAAAAAACCGACTTGAGCGGCAACTCAAATCGGCTAGGTGTCAAAAATATTTACAAACGAATATTAGCACGATTGGGGATGCAGAGCAAATGAGTGAAACAAAAAAATGGGGCATTGACTATCATGGTGACGAACTATATACGGACGATCTTATCGGTGAGTTTAGTGATGGCACTGTGATAGCACTGAATGATCGCGTAGATTTAGACATTGCTATCCTTGTCTGGCTTAGCAAGAACAGTAAAGCAGATTTCTTAGAAGCGTTGGATATCACAATCGTTAACGATCCAAATATCGGAGGGGCAGAAAATGGCAGAGATTAAACCAGTAGTATTCAATGAATTTGAAGCGACTAAGAAGAGTTTGGACAGTGAGCTAAATAAATACCGTGATTTAATCGTTACGGATACTAAGCAGGCTAAAAAAGTAAGAGCGGGCTTAAATAAACTTGTTAAAAATGTTGACGACCGAAAGAAAGAGTTAAAGAGGCCTTATGTTGATGCCTATAAAGGTATGGAACGGCAGGCAAATGATCTTAAATCAATGATCCATGAAGTTAAGGAACCAATTGATGCGCAAATTAAAACCATTGAAATGGGTGAAAAAATGCGTAGGGAAACTAGAATGAAAGATTTGATTGCCAGTATGGCATTTAGTTACCAAATTGATCCAGACAAAGTCGAAGTTAAATCTAAATGGTTAACCAAATCAATTAGTGATATTGAACTTAAACGTGAGATTGGAGAACAGCTAACACTTATGAATCGGTTTAGTGTTGGCAAGTTGCCAGATGGCATAAACAAGCAGTCAGGACAGTTCATTAATGATGATGGTGAGATTGTTTATAAATACAGCGTCAGCCTTTATGTAACAGATGATGAGCTAGAAACGGTGGTTAGTTGTTTAGATGAAAATGAGATCCATTACATGCAGAACAAGGAGGGATAAATATTGGAAATTGTAAATGCAAAAAACATTAAACGAAACAAAAATTGGCGAGTGATTATTTACTCCAAGCCGGGTGTTGGTAAAACATCATCAATTAAGTATCTCAAAGGTAAGACGCTGGTATTGGACTTGGACAATTCGTCTAAGGTGCTTGAAGGATTAGACGTTGATGTTATCCAATTTGACCGTTCGAAACCAGAGGAAGAACTAATCGAGTTTTTAAAAAAAGCGCCAGAAATTACAAAAGCTTATAACAATTTGGTAATCGACAATATTTCGTCGCTTGAAAAAGATTGGTTTGTTGAAAAGGGACGTGCTTCACATAACGGTATTAGTAATGAGCTACAAGACTATAGTCAATGGACGAACTACTTTGCTCGCATCATGATTGTTGCTTACTCGTTAGACAACATCAATATCCTCACAACGGCATGGGAAACACAGAATGACGTAACTACCGAGACTGGCCAAACATTCAGCCAGTACGCGCCACAAATTAGAAAGAGTGTACGTGATGGTTTGTTAGGTATGGCTGATGTGGTCGGTCGAGTAGTTATCAATCCTAAGACTGGTGGCCGTGGTGTGATTCTACAAGGCAATGACGGAATCTTTGCCAAGAATCGATTAGATGACAGAACGTCAGCACCAATTGAAGAATTGTACAGCTTTGGATCAGAACAAAAGAAAACAACAAAAAAAGAAGAAAAGGCAGGTAAATAATAATGACTAAACACACACCTAATTATTCAAATATTCAGGATCATAGTTACGGACCACTTCCAGAAGGAACCTATGAGATGGTAGTTAACAAAGTACAAGAAACAGCTACAAAAAGTGGTGCAGAGTCGTTACAAATTGACCTGATTGTACGTAATGATTTAGATGGAGTACCAGAACTGAAAGATACCAACGCACAGTATCATAATCGCCATGTATTTAATGATAACTGGAAACGTAAAACAACTAAAGAATACGATTTAGACGGCATGGATAGCATTTTGAAAGCTGCTGGCTGGCCAGATAAAAAGGCGGTAGATTATCCGGATGAATTTATCAAATTTATGTCGCATAAACCAGTTAAAGTTTTTGTAAAAAATGAAGATAACACTTACCAAGGCAAGACATCAAAAGTTAATCGAGTAGCTCCGTGGAATTACAGTACCACTGATTTCCCAAACGTAGCACATAAATTTAAAACAGACGAAATCGATAAAGCTGCAAGCAATGCACAAGCTGGAATGAATCAAGCAAGCGGTGCTGCTGATCCATTTGCTAATAACGGTCAACCAATCGATATCTCAGATGATGATTTGCCGTTCTAGATTGAGGTGATAGTCAATGAAATTAGAAGCAAAACCGCAAGAGATTTTGGATGAAACTTTGGATGCCATAGAAAGAGAACTTAAGAAAAATAAATCGATTCGGGGTGATTAGATGGAAGGGTGGTTAAAACTATATAGGACGTTGCTCTATGATCCAGTTTGGTTAACGTCTACCCCTGAGCAGAAAACAATTCTAATCACTATATTATGCATGGTTAACTATCAGGCAAAACAGTGGGAGTGGCAAGGGCAAAAGTTTGAAGTCCAACCTGGACAATTCATCACATCTATCGAATCAATTAAAGAAAATGCTGGTAAAAATATATCAATTCAGAATGTTAGGTCTGCTCTAAAACGTTTTGAAAAACTAAATTTTCTAACAAACGAGTCAACAAAGACGGGACGTCTTATAACCGTTGCCAATTGGGGCAAATATCAGAGTGAAGAGACTAACCCAACAAAGAAAGCAACAAAGACCCAACAAAGACCCAACAAAGACCTAACACCTACTAAGAATATAAGAACTAAAGAAGTAAAACCTTTGGCGGGAAAAGCTGATGAATCAAAAATCAATTACAAAGAGTTTATCAATTGGTTTAATGAACAGACGGGGAAAGGCTTTAAGGATGTTGAGTCAAATAGAAAATTAATTAGAGCTAGATTGAACGAGGGATTTACAAAAAGTGAACTTGCATTAGTAGTTAAGTTTAAGTCTCAAAAATGGAAAGATGATGTGAAAATGAGTGATTATTTGAGATTGAACACACTATTTGCACCAAGTCACTTTAACGATTACTTGAATGAAGCTATTGCATTTAACAAGAAGTCTAGCAACAAGTCACAGGTTGATGATTCTGATACGGACATTGAAGAGATGGAACGTAAACGCAAAGAAGCAGATGCCAAGATTGCAGAAGAAAAAGCAAGGGAGCGAGGATTAATTTGAATAACGAAATTGAAAAGTCAATCATCATTACACTCCTGAACCACCAGAACTTAATTAATACCATTTCCGCCAATGCTGACTGGTTTGTTGATAGTGACTTGCGTTCTGTTTTTGAAGCATTGCAGAAACTTGATGGCACTGAATCTGATTTAATGACAATTTATGGTAAGGCCAAAATGGTTAATCCTAATTTGAATCTGACGTTTAGGCAGTTGGGTAATTTGCAGGCTCAATATATTACTGATGCTAACTTGCATAGTGATGTGCAGATGCTTCGTAAATTAGCAATGCAACGTGATATTGACCAAGCAATTGTTAACTACCAGAAGGATCCATTTGATGATACGCAGGAACAGTTATTTGAAGCTTTATCAAAAATAAAATCGTTGGGTAATGAGGCTGATACGGGACAGTTAACGGAACAGTTTCAAGACCTTAAAGATAGATTGGTTCATGAACAGCCTAGTGGCATTCAAAGCTACAGCAAACTAGATAAGTTACTCGGTGGTGGTTTGTATGGGTCTATGTTGTTAACCATTGGCGCTAGGCCATCAGTTGGTAAGACAGCCTTTGCGGTCAACTTAGCTTATAAAATGATTGAATTAGACCCGGATGTACAAATAGATTTTTTCACGTTGGAAATGAACAAACGTGAAATGTTCAATCGATTTGTGTCACGTAACACTGGTATCAGTAGCCAAGCGCTGCGAAATCCAGTAAAGGAATTGAATCCAGTACAAACCTTGCTCGTTAATAGTGGCATTGATTGGTTCAGAGACAAGCATTTGTTTATCTATGACCAGATACCGGGAATAGATGGAATTATAAATACTATTCGAAGAAATGCTGCTAAGGCTAAGCCACACAAATATGTTGCCATGATTGATTACATTGGTTTGATATCAGTACCCGACATTAAGGATCGTTATTTACAAATTGGAAAGATTACACGTGATTTAAAGATTACATCCAATGAGTTTGATGTACCGATTATTGCTTTAACACAATTGAATCGTGGTATTGAGAATCGGCAAGACAAAACCCCACAGCTTAGTGACATTCGTGAGTCTGGTTCAGTTGAACAAGACAGTAATGTGGTTGCGTTCTTACATCGACCATATGATGATCGTGATATTGAACAACTGATAGTGCAGAAAAACCGTGAAGGTTCACTAGGCGCTATTAACTTTATGTTTAATGGTCAACACATGCTATTTAAAGAATTGCAGGTGTAGACATGGCATATATGGACTACAACGAATATAAAACATTAATGAAATCGGCTAACTACAAAGAGAGCTTAGCGGTCAAGGCAATGCTAGGAAGAGCAAAATATTATTCCTACGTTCAGAAGAAGCTGCAAGCAACGTTTAACAAACATCCTAGTGATTCACTTCAAAAATTCATCAGGCAATATGACACAAAACGGATTGAAGACGTATGGCAGGCATTCTGGATAGCTGAGCAAGAGCATGAACAAGGGTGGCAATTTATTGAAGATGGTGAAACGTATCTGTCTGCTTTACTCATCAAATATGAGGGCGATATAAGCCGCGCTAGTGAGTCTGAACAGTTAAGCAATGATTTAGTCGTATTGCTAGACAGATTGGACACAGAGCAACGACAAGGGGAATGAAGCATGGATCATGAAGTTAACAGTTATCTAGTAATTGAAACTAACGGTCACAAATTAAATTTTTTAGACAAACAAAAAGCCACAGACTATGCCGATAAATATAAAGGCACAGTGGAAGTGGTTAAGCTACGAATTGGAGGATAAACTATGAACAATGAGACGAAGCGGGACGTGTTGGTAAATGCTGTTGACGCACTGGCTGATGCACAGGCGAGCAGTGACAATAATGTTGGACTTGGACACCAAGATGCAGATTTATTCATGGCTGAATACGAAAAAGCCTTGCCAGATGATCTGCCAGTGATCCCGAAAGCTGTGGGAGAGATATTGCAATCAGCATATGGGCAAACTAATTTGCTGGGCATCTTAGACACGGCCAAAAATGGATATAAGGTTAGCGATACCTTGGCATGGATAATTGCCTATCAGAACACTTTCGCTAGTGCATGGGTGCTAGGTGTCTGGCGCGTTGAGGAAACAGGGGAAATCGTGAAATTGGAGGCAGAAAAATGAAGATACAAGTAATTAATGAATTAAATAATGATCCTGTTTTAATTATTTTTGATAATGCTAAGACTAAGACTAACAAGTTTAGTATTGCAAAAGATCAATTACTAGGAGACACAAATTTAATAGCAGAACAGTTAAGGGAATGTGCTCGTGAATTAGTCAATTATAGAACGGAAAAATCTGAGAGGTAGAAGGCTAATGAATTGGGAAACAGAAATCGTGAAACTGGAGGAAGATAAATGAAACGAGAGATTAAGTTCAGAGCGTGGGACAAGGACAAGAAACAAATATTTAATGTCACTACTCTTTTTAGTATTTATAAAGGCAAGGCAGAGCCTTGGGTAGTTGATAATGGTATGTATCGGCCTAAAAACTTTGTTCTTGAACAATATACCGGCCTCAAAGACAAAAACGGAAAAGATATTTATGAAGGTGATATTGTTCGCTGTGAACATGATTATCAAGGCACTGATTACAACGGAAAAGTTATGTTTTTCAATGGTGGCTTCTGCGTTTGGACAGGTGGATTCCGGAATTATGTTTGGGACGATATGGTTCCAGAGATTATCGGAAACATACACGAAAATCCGGAATTGTTGGAGGTAGATGAATGACAGAATTAGAAGAAAAGCAGGCTAATTGCCCGTATTGCCACGAACCATACAATCAGTTGATGGAAGCAGAGGATGGTAGTAAAGTGGCAATTTCAACAACGTCGAAAGAAAATTGCTTGAGAATGATAAGCTACGAATCTTACGTGTACACCGCCGATATTAATTATTGCCCTAGATGTGGTAGGAAATTAAGTGACTGACGATGACTAAACACTATGCAGCAAACGAATATATGGAGGAGTATCAGAATTTGAAAACTTACAAGATTAAATTAAGCGATGGCAACACATCAGAAGTACAAGCGCTGTCGGAAAAACAGGCTAGATCAGAAATGATGCACAGGTTTGCCAGCATGAATGTGATGGGTATCAAACCACCAGAAATATTGGAGGTAATCGAAGATGAAGAAAGCAATTAATGGAATCTTTCTGGCCTTGTTAGCAGGCTCAATCGCAATCTTAACTGGTTATGCTGGCTATGTATTTTTGCACGGATTAACAGACCTAGGCTGGCTATTAGTAGCGTGTGACATTGTAGCAGTTGGCACATTTGTTCTATTCTGGCGAGGTGATTAGTATGGCGATTAAGTTGATTATTCCAGGTGAACCAGTAGCACAGGGCAGGCCTAGATTTGTATCACGTGGCAAATTTGTAACTACGTATGATCCACCAAAATCTAAATTATATAAAAAACATATTGTCGAGGTTGTCACACAAACATGGTCGAACGAAATCCTAGATAAACCATTGTCAGTGATGATTAAAGTATACCGATCAATTCAAAAATCAACGTCCAAAAAGCAATATAGTTTAAAAGCCACAGGAGCCGTTTTACCGATTAAAAAACCAGATGTGGATAATTACACTAAAGGTATCTTAGATGGACTGTCACAAGCGGATATTTGGACTGATGATAATTTAGTGTGTGAGGTTATTACGCAGAAGCAATATAGTGATAATCCACGAGTTGAAATTGTAATTAAAGAGATCAATTCAATTAATGAATTTGAATATCAAATGGAGGAACCATAATGAATGAAATTAAAGACAACACTATTGATGTAGAAGCAGTATTAGCAGATGTTCACCCAACAAATAAAGGAGTTACTAAGATAACTCTTGAAGTTGATACAGCAATGTTAGATGGGCATATTGGTGAGTTAGCCAATTTAATTAATTCAAAGGTTACTCTAGCAATTACTCCAAACCAAACAGAGCTAGATACTGATGAGCGACGTGAAGCGGACGGACAAACTGAAATGGAATTGGATAAATAATTGCATAAAAAAAGACGCTCCCAATTAAGGAAACGTCACCACTCAAAATTAACTTACAAATTTAATTATAACACAAGGGGTGGCGTAGATTGGGAAGTCGTAACAGTTTCCAGTGGTTGAAGACGTATTTGGATAACGAGGAAGAGATAGCCAATATTGAGCTGAACTTGAGACGAACCGAAATCGAGCTATCCAGATATACAGACGGAGACCTAAGGAATATTAAGTTAAGCAAGAAGTCGAATGCTTCACAGTTAGAAGAGATTATTTGTGAACATAAGAAGTTGCTTGAACAGGATTACCAAATTAGAAATGAAGTCATGGCATTGCTTGATAGATTCAGTGGGATTGAGAATACAATCTTGAAAGAGAAGTATATCAATGGCAAGACACTGATGGATATTGCAGACATGGACGACATTGGATATTCATACCAGACTATCAAGCGAATCCATGCAGAATTGAAGCGCAGGTTAGTATGGCTTGATATGTGGGATATCCATGAAGCGAACGATGATCAAATTAAATTGTTCTAGGTATCATTAAAGTAGCACCCTTATTGATGCCGACATCTTGCTTTACATGGTTTATATTAATAGCATGCAAGTTTGATTGAGAGCGACAAAGTATTATCAAAACTAATTGAGCGCTGCTCAAATCAAACAAAGCAAATTCAAATATTGCAATTTACATCAACGACCACATCGGGTTCGATTCCTGATGTGGTTTTTATTATGGAGGGAAACATGAATGAAAGTTCGAAATAAAAAAAGGCCTGCAAGCGATAGGCTAGTTAATCCATTTCCAAAACCAAAATGTAAGTTAAAAATAGAGTTGGATGATATGGGATCAGTACCACGAGTATACATTGATGGAGCACAAATAGATGGTTCTCGAGGACTTATCAATTTGTCATTTAATTGGACAACTAAAGACGGAATTCCAGGCTCAGGTAAGGTTCAATATGATATTCAAACAGTTGATGATAAAGGTGCAACTACATTATTTGGAGAAAGGCATGGCTAAGGTTCATCAATGTGGCGAGTTAAGATGCCATCGAGTTATTCCGTTTAACCAAAGGTATTGTGATATTCATGCACCATTGCATAAGCACTATGCTAAGGTATCGCACAAAGATAAGCTTCAAGCGTACAAGATATACAACAGGACACAACGAGATGAGGTTGCTAATAGTTTCTATCATGATTCGAGATGGACTCGAGTAAGAAACTATGTAGCCAATCGTGACATGTATACGTCAGCATTGACAGGCAATGCCATACCTGATGAACAACTCATTGTTGATCACATCATACCAAGACGACTATGTGATAACCCATTAGATGTGTCTAATCTGTGGTGTTTATCACGCAAAGAACATTTGATCAAAACTAAGCTCGAAGAACAGATCGCACAGACCAATAATGGTGATAATAAACTCAAACATATGACTAGACCAATTTGGATTAAATATTTAAAAGAAAGAATTAAAAAATAAAAATATCCCCCCCAAGAAGCAAATTTAAAAGAGCAAACGCACATTAGTTAGTATTTTGTCGATGTGCAAAAATTTTTCGTTTTTATCCTAGGGGGTATATACCACTAAAAAGGAGAGTTTGCATGGGCAGAAAAGCTAAAATATCAACGAATAAAGATGACAGAGCTGACCAGCGCAGACGAACAGAACGCCTTAAAAAAGTAGCTAGTAATTCTAATAAATTGCAAAAGACTCCACCAGCTAAATTGCAAAAAGAAGCCAAGCAAGCTTACCGTGATCTATACCCGATTCTTAACGAGTCGGGTTTTATTGTTCAAGCAGACCTACACACTGTAATTCTGTTATGTATGCAAATTCAAATCTACAAACAGGCTTATGAAAACATTACAGAGCACGGAATAGAAACTGAAATTTGGGAATCAAAGCAAGATAGTTCTGGGAAAATCATTGGGAAAGATTTTAAAGGATTCAAGGCAAATCCAGCTGTCAGGATGTTAAGTGACGCGACGTCAAAAGTTCAATCTCTATCTGATGATTTAGGCCTTGCACCTGGAGCGCGTGCTAGATTGCTTGAAACGGTTGAAAAGAATACTGACGATGAATCGATTGACGACATGTTAAATAAGGATAGTGATTTCTAGTGGACAGTATTGATCTAACAAAAAAAGGGATGACAGTCGACAAGGCTTATCAAAGCCAACGAGATAAAGGCTGCTACACTGATGTATTTGAGAAATATAAAGATCCGGCTACTCGCTATGCATTTGCTGTTCTGGAAGGTAACATCGTTGCTGGTCAAATGATTAAATTAGATTCGTTTCGTCACTTGCAAGACTTACGCAGGATAGCCGAAGATGATGATTTTAAATATATTTATGATCTAAGTAAATGTCGCTCTATTTTAAACTTTGCCAAGTTAGTCCCTGATGTTTCTATGGGTAAACCACTCCCACTAATGCTTTGGCAGCAAAAGATTCTTTGCTCATCTCAAGGTTGGCGAGACAGTAAGGGTGAGAAACGCTATTCTAGGGTGCTATTCAGTGTTGCACGAACAAATGGGAAAACATATCTGTCTAACATTCTATTGGCTTACGCGTTCGTTATTGAAGCCTCAGGGCTATATAACCAAGACATGGCTTATATTGCGCCAATTACCGACCAAAGCCAGAAGGGTTTCTCATATATCACGACAACGTTTAATTCTTTGGCTGAAATTCCAGCGTTTAAAAAAGAATTCAACCGGTTAGGTATTGATCCACTGCATGATTTGGTTATTTCACGTAAAAGGCAGAACAAATTAAGCCGTAACTCTCACGAGTCAGGTAAGTTTGATAGCCACCATTACTTATTAGCGGTTGCTGATGAGCAGGGTGATGATAAACGAATTGGAAAAATTAAAGAAAACAACGGAAAAATCACCTCTGGACAGATTCAAACTGCTAATCATCAATATTTTCAAATCTCAACAGCTTATCCAGACAGCAATTCCTACTTTTATCACGATGAGCAGATGATAAAAGAGGTCATGATGCAAGATTATGATCGCACGTTAGATGATTATTTGTGTATTGTCTATGAACAAGACGAGTTATCGGAGACTGAACAGCCTGAATTGTGGCCTAAAAGCAATCCAATCCTTGGTTTAGACAAAGAAAAACATGATTTAATGCTTAAATCGTTGCTGTCTGAACGTGATACTAAGATGCAGGATGGTTCACTAGCCGAATTTCAAAATAAAAATCTTAACATGTGGCTGCAAGTCAAGGTTAATTCCTATCTAGATTTAGATGATATCAATAACGCAGTTGTTACTGAACCACCGTTCGATATCAAAGGCCATTCTGTCTATGTTGGTTTTGATAAGTCTAACTTTTCTGATGATACGTCGATTAGTTTTATTTTCCCATATCAACATAACGGAAAAAATAAATGGTACATCTACCAGCATTCGTGGATTCCGTTGGCTAGAGCACAGAACAATATCAACATTAAAGAAAAAGAAGACGGCATCAGCTATCGACAAGCTGAAAAGATGGGTTACGCCGATATTACTAAGAACCAGTTTGGTTATATCGATGATGAGTCAGTATTCGATTGGTTATTAAATTTTATTGAAATAAATGATTTAAAAATTATTTATTTTTGCTACGACCGTTGGGGAACATCAAGAATCATTCCATGGATTGAGCAAAAAACTGAATGGACAACTATGCCAGTTAAAAACGTGATTCAATCGCTCAATGAACCCACAATTGATTTTCGTAAGCGAATGGCAAGCGGTGAGATTAGTTATCTGAATGATCCAATTATCAAATACTCACTCAAGAACGCTGTGTTGTTTATGAACAACAACGGAATGAAGATCGATAAAGAAAAACAAACATCCAAAATTGATTTTGTTGATGCCACAATGGATGCTTTCTTTGCTGCTATGTTCCATTTTGATGATATCTCACTAGAAAAAGCTGATAAAAGTAATCCGTTTAGCGGCATGAGCAACAATGATATCAACAATTACTTTACAAATGATTTCAGTTTTTAAGGAGTAATTATGAAAAAAATATTTTTGATATTAATTAATAATTTATCTTTTATATTTGTATTTTCAGGGCTGGCAAGCTTCGTGTTTGCTGGCTTTTTATTTAATCAAATTCTAGGCTGTGTCGTGCTGGGGCTGGCATTGATAGGGTTAGCCTATATTATCAGCCCGATTGGGGGTGACAAATAGATGAATCCATTTAGAAAATTTGAACGTAACAATATTCGTAGTCAGACGTTAACCAATGGTGGGTACATGCCATTCGTCTTTTCAAGTGATGGCCAAGTGATCACGGCTAATACGGTCAATGCAGATAATGCCCTGAAGAATAGTGATATTTTTGCGGTTATTAATCGGATTGCTTCCGATATTTCAGCTTGTACGTTTCGTGTTAATGAACCATTCAAGCAATTGTTAGACAACCCAAATAATCTAGTTAATTCTTATAATTTTTGGCAATCAGTTGTTTCACAATTATGTTTAGCGGGTAACTGTTATGTGGTAATTACACGGGATAATCAAGGCGTGCCAACACGTTTAGAGCAGATACCGATTGATCAAGTGACTATCACACTAGAAGATAGCTCTAAGGATATTACCTACACAGTTAACTACAACGATGAACGTGGCACAACAAAAATCAAATCTGCCAATATGTTGCATTTCCGCTTATTCGTTAGTGGGCAAGTGAGCACTAAGTATGTCGGCGTGTCACCACTTGATAGTTTAGTCAGGGAATTAAATCTCCAGGACTATTCCAACAAGATGTCTATTTCAATGCTAAAAAATGCGATTGCTCCTTCTTACACGCTAACTGTTCCTGAAGGTATTCTTGGGCCTGATGCAAAGGACAAAATTAGAGCTGAGTTTGAAAAAGCCAACGCTGGCGATAATTCAGGGAAAGCAATTGTACTTGATCAAGGTTTGCAGATTAATCCGTTACAGATTGATCCAGACGTTGCCAAACTGTTGAGCAACGTAACGTTCTCACAGACCCAAATTGCTAAGGCATTCGGTATTTCCGACAGCTATCTGAATGGTCAGGGTGATGAACAATCTAGTGTGTCTATGATGCGTAGCTTGTTTATCGATTCATTGAACCCTTATATGAAAGCAATTGAATCGGAATTGACAATGAAGCTTGGCCAGCCAGTTAACTTGGATATTGAATCAGCTGTTGATATTGATAACAGTGACTTGATTGACAAATTAGTTAGTTTGGCCGGCAAGAGCGCAGTTCTATCAGGCACACAGATTAGACAAATCTTATCTGATAAGGAAGTTTATGATCCAACGATTCTTGCCAGTAACCCACCAGTAGAATCACCAGGGGGAGGTGAGAAAGATGAAAACAATGGAAATTAGAGCTACTAAGCTTCATGTGCGTTCAGATGAGCAAGATACTCATCAAATCGAAGGAACTGCAATTGTTTATAACGAGCCCTCACAGGACATGGGATTTGTGGAATACATCATGCCTGGGGCACTTGAAGGAGTTGACTTAGGCCAGCTCCTTTTGTTGTACAGCCATGATTATCAAAACGTGCTTGCTAGCATTCCGTCAGGGAGTTTAGCGATTACCGATGATGATAACGGCCTGCATTTTACAGCCGAATTGCCAAACACAACGTTGGGTAATGACGTTGCAGAACTAATTGCAACGAACCGAGTTTCGGGGATGTCATTTGGCTTCAAGATTGCTGATGGTGGTGACACATGGAGTCAAGGTGGAGACAGTATAACTATTCACACAGTGACTCAAATTGAATCGATGAGTGAAATTTCAATCACTCCGATACCGGCATATCAAGAGACACAAGTCTCAACGCAAGTTCAGCGAAGCTTAGAAGAATTTAAAAAGGGAGTTGAAAAAAGAGATATGAACAAAGATGAAACCTTAGTGGATCTGTTAAAAGAAACACTACAAAAATTGCAGCAAAGCAAACCAGCTGATGATCAACCTGCTGATTCAGATACTAAACCGAATCCAGCAGATAGTAATGATCAACCGCAAAAGCCGACACCAGCTCCTACTAGAGATGATGGCGATGATGAAGACCGTGCGGCTAAAACATCAGCAGCACCGAAAGCAAGTGCCAACGCGGGTGACACAGTCACACCTCAACCAACATTACCAGGAACCAAAAAACGTGATGATGGTGATGATGAGCAAACAAATGCAAAGAAAACTGATGAAGCAGTTCCTCAAGCTGAACAAGCTAATGAGGGTGCTGCTTCTTCTAGTACTGCACCTACAGATCAAAAGCAACCAGTCAAAGAAAAGAAACGTGATATTAAAGAAGGAGGCCAAAACATGGCTCAGGACATTACCCCACAATTAAAAGTGGTAGATGAAGAAAAACGCGATTTTGAAGAATTTTTACGTAAAGGTGAAGTTAAGCGTGCAGCAGATTCACACATTGCGTTGTCAGATGGTTCAGTTATCATTCCTGAAACTATCCTTAATCCAGAACACGAACAGCACCAATTCCCACGCTTAGGTGGTTTGGTTCGAAAGATTGCTGTTAAGACCACTACTGGTAAATTACCAGTGTTCATGACATCGGATGACACATTATCTGAACACACTGAATTTGGTTCTTCAAGTCGTCATGCAGTGCCAGAAATTAAGCCAATTCCTTGGGATTTGAAATCATACTCAAGTACTTATGCCTACTCACAAGAGCTTCTTGACGATTCACAATATAACTGGGAGACAGAATTGCAATCGCGTTTGCTTGAATTACGTGATAACACTGATGATGCAATGATTATGGCTGCCTTAACAACTGGCATCACCGCTTCAGATGGTTCTGCTGATATTGTTGCAGCAATTAAAGATGCACTTGATAAGCGATTAAAGCCTCAAGATTCGCAAGCTGCCACAATTGTATTGTCACAATCCGCTTTTGCTACAATCCATAAGTTGCAAGACAAAGAAGGACGTGACTTAATTCAACCAGACATGACACAGGGTGCCTCAGTTCGTCTGCTAGGTAAAACCGTTGTTGTTGTGGCCGACGAATTATTCCCCAACGCTAAGGCTGGAGACATTAATGTTGTTATTGCTCCGATGCAAAAAGCAGTCATTGAATTTAAAAACCATGAAATCACTGGTAAGTTCATTGATACTTACGACGTATTCTACCGTCTATTAGGTATCTACGAACGTCTTGACGTTGTGCAAGCACGTCCAGACCTTATTGCATTGATTGCTGGTACAGCCCCAAAAGCGTAGACCCGTCTGAGACAACTGACGGTGGTTCAAAAACAACAGCATTTAATCCAGCTGGTAATGTAAAACCTACTGATGCAAATACAGTTGCTGAAATTACCGCTTGGTTAGATGCACATAGCATTGACCACACGGGCAAAACTGCGAAAGCTGATCTATTGGCTTTAGTGCCTGCAGAATAGGCGGTGATTTAAATGGACACTGATATTTTATTATCAGAATTAAATTTAGATATTACTGACGAGAATCAAGCTATTGCAAAAAGCTTAATTAATGAATCAGAGGACATTATTATTAACTCTGTCGATTCTAAAGTGCCGAAAAATTTATTCGAAAATAATTCAATTTTTAATCGCGCAGTCAAAACGTTAGCAACGGACTTGTATTACAACCGTACTTTGCCTAATGGATTGAGTTTAGGAACACAAATGATGATCAACAATTTGAAGGGAGTTGATTTCAGTGGCACTTCAACTGAGTAGCAACTCTCAATTAAAAAGCAGCTATAAGCCTTATCAGCTTAACAAAACGGCTGATTTTGGTGTTGTTGGATCGGTTGAAAATGGTGCAGGCGTTAATGTTCCAAAGTTTCAAAAAAAGTTAACTCTGCATTATGCACGTGTTAAAACCACAATGACTCAAAAATATTTAGCTGCTGGCACAGAACTTGAAGACACGAGTACGATTGCGGTTCGTCACAATAATCAGTTGGAAAATATGCAGCAATGTGTAGTCAACGGTGTTACGTATGACATTACGGACGTCTCACCTGATGATGAAATGTATATCGCCTATGATTTTGTGACACTTAGCAAAATAAAGCGTGGTGGAGGTAAATAACGATGGAATTAGACGATGAAATTAACAAGTGGTATAAATCTGTTGAATCTTTAGTTAATATTCCAACCGAAGAAAAAGCTGCCATCACTGCTGCAGGAGCTAAGGTATTCGAAGAGAAACTAACCAATGAGACGAGCTCCAAACATAGATCAAGTCATAAAGATAAGGTCTATGGACATGCTGCTGACCACGTCACAATGCAAAGCGGTGATGTAGACGGCACAAAAATCGGTGTTGCATCAGTTGGCTGGGACAACAGTTACCACGCAATGAATATGCAGCGGTTAAATGACGGTACAAAAAAGATAAAAGCTGACCATTTTGTGGAAAACTTACGCAAAAATGAGGCTGTTATTGGTGAAGTTACCGCTGCTGAAGCTGCAATTTATGTCGCTAAAGTCAAAAAGGCGGAGGCGGATAGCTAATGCTTGCAGTCAAAGAGGCAAGAAGCCTTGTTGAATCAGCCAAATTTAAGCAGATTAACAAGGTTTTTATTCATAACGTTCCAAAAGAAGAAGTAGATAACACAGATGAGACGGTGATGTTGATTCGAGATGTTAGCACTGATACCGAATTAGATGGCAATGAAGATTTTTATGCCACTAATCGGGAAATTGAAGTGCAAATATTCTATTCAATAAACATGGATTATGATCCAGAAAACTTAGAAACAAAGATGTTAAAACTCTTTAAGGCTAATCATTGGAGCATAACCCAAATACAAGAACACATTGTAGATCCGGATACTTTCCAGATGACTGCAACGTTTTATTTTACCCAATTTCACATATTAGAGGAGGAATAAACCATGGCACATGTTGGTTTAAAAATGGTCAAACTTGCTTTGATCGATGATAACGAAAAAATTATTTCTGGTGCAGAAGGACTTTCAGAAACTGGAATTCTAGCCATTGACAACACATACTTCGGTACACAAACAGCTAATATTACTAACCTAGAAGGTTCAGTAGTAAAGGTTGCTGGTAACAACCTAGTTCAAGATTCATACACAAACCCTTCAGCTCCACAGATTGCTATGACGGTTAACAATTTATTTGTTCCGATCAAAAATCAAATTCTTGGTAATGAATCTGATGGCGCTGGTGGTTACGTGTATTCTGGAGCTAAGCCTAAAGTAGCTGTCCTTATTGAGACAGAGACGATTGATCGCAAGAACAGTATCTTTTTTGGATTCCGTAGAACTCAAGTTTCTGCAGCGTCTGAAAACGTGCAAACCGATACTGATACAGCTTCAACTCGTCAAAACGATGTTCTAACATTCACTGCATTAGGCGTTTCAGATTGGAACAACGGTGAACCATACAAGAACTATTACAGTGGCGATACGCTATTCAAGGAAGAAACTATGCTTGCAGACGTTTTCCCAGCTGCGGCGAGTAGTAGCACCACCGGCTAGTTCAGCAGCAAATACTTCTAGCACACCTGCTGAATCAAGCGCAGCTAGTGGTAGCAATGCTACTTCTGCAGGTACAGCTTAGTTAAAACTGAGTCGCCAATTAAATACACAATACGCAAGGGCGGCAATTAGACAAAGGAGATACAACCCATGATTGATATTCATTTAAAGCCATTTAAGAAAAAGTTTCAGATTAAGCAAACAAACAAAAATATGCTATTGACCTATAACCAACAGTTGTTGATGGCCAAGAATCAAGACATCGAAGAAAAAGAGTTCGTAGAACAAATTGAATTAGCTAGAGCAACAGTCAGTGGAACTGAAGAATACTTAAAAACTATTTTGAAATTAACCGACAAACAGCAAGAAACACTTGATGATTTGGAACAAGACGAAACTATTGATTTAGCAAACTACGTAATGATGCGCTTAATGGGCATGTCTGATGCTGACATTAAGAAATCACAAGAGGCTGACGAAGATGACTCGGGGGAAGAGTAAGTCCAGCCCAAAGAGTTTTTGAGTTGGAAAACACTATTGAAGATTTAAAAATAGCCGAAAGAGATTGTCTACTTAATATGCACTGGACATTAGACCAGTACGAACAAGCGGACTATTTTGCGTTAAATGAAATCTTGTCGGCTAAAGATAAAAAAGATCGAGTTGTTGATCCAATGTCATTAATCGGAGGAGGTTAAGGCTAGATGGTTAAAAAAGTCCAAGCTAGAATGTCGACTGAGGTTGCACTGGATGTTCTAAAAGCGAGCGAAAGCCTTAGCTCACTAAAACAAGTGGTTAATTCTACGACTAAGGCATGGCAAGCTCAATCTAAACAAATGGCCTCAGCTGGTGATTATATAACCGCTGCACAGCGTAAATATGAAGGCTTAGGCAAATCAATTAAGGCACAAGAAACCTATATTGAAAGCCTAAAAAACAAGCAGTCGGAACTGAACGGAAATACAGAGAAAACTGCCAAAGAATATTTGAAGTTTCAGAAAAACATTGATTCTGCTACTACCCGTCTCAAGTCGATGGAAGCACAGCAAGGACGAGCAAAGTCTGCTATGGAAGCACAACAGTCTGGGCTTGCTAAGCTTCAATCAGAGTACAAAACACTCACTAAGGCTTCCAGTGCGTATGTTGGGCGTTTAACTGCCGAAGGAAACAAGGCTTCTGCCACAGTCGCTAAATACAATGGTGTAAAGAAAAGCCTTAGCAATTTAAAAGAGCAGTACAAAGCCCAGACTACAGAGTTAGAACGAGTTGCTAATGAGTCTGGCAAAACTAGCACTGCTTATCAAAAGCAGAAAGTTAAATTAGATGAAACTGGTAAATCAGTTGCTGAGACTCGTAGCAAAATGAAGTCAATGAACTCCACCATGAATAAGCTACAGCCTACCGGGATCAATAAAATTGACCATGCTGTGGTTAAGGTAAAAGATAACACTGGCAAAATGGCAACTAAAGCTAAGGCAAGCTTTGCTAAATTTAGGACTGCCGCAATGGCTGCCTCGGTTGGAGTTGCTGCTCTGGGTGCTTCGTTGTTAAGTGGTGCTAAGCAAGCTTCTGCTTTGCAAAACGCATACGTTGCTAATGCGAACTTAATGAGTACAGCTGGTGAAAAACAAGCTGATGTTCAAAAAGCTGTCAATAACATGCAAAAAGACGGCAAGAAATACTCGATTGAGTATGGTGAATCTCAAAAAGTAATTGCTGATGGATATCAAGAATTAATTAAACGAGGCTATTCAAGCAACCAAGCTTTGGGATCAATGAAGTCTATTTTGCAAGCCTCTAAAGCTTCTGGCGATAGTTTCAACGATACTATGCAAGTTACAACCTCCACAATGGAAGCTTTTGGCATGAAGTCAAACAATACAGCTACTCAGATGAAAAACACTTCAAAAGTGGCTAATACGTTGGCGATGGCAGCGGATGCTACATCTACTAATTTTAGCGATCTAGGTGTTGGTATGTCATACGTTGGAACATCAGCTAAGCAGGCTGGGTTATCGTTGAACGACACTGCGTCTGCCATGGGTGTACTTTCAAACTCCGGTATTGAAGCTGATAAAGCTGGTACTGGACTACGTAAGACAATTAACAGTTTAATCTCACCAACAAAAACTGGTACCGACGCGCTTGGGAAATATGGCATGTCAATTTCAGACTTTAAAGACAAATCTGGAAATTTGAAATCTGTAGGAACCATTTTCAAAGAAATTGGTGATAAAGTCCCAAAGGGTGATCAAGCTAATTTCTTCCACAATGTGTTTGGTACGACCGGACAAAATGCCGCTGCTGTACTTGCACAAAATGTTGACCAATTAGACAAAGTTAACAAGCAAGTTGGTGGAGCTTATCAAAATGACTACGTTGGCAAGCTTGCTAACAAGAATATGAAATCAACCCAGAACTCTACCAAACAATTCAAAGAGGCTTTCAAAGCAATTCAAATTGAATTAGGTACTGCTTTAATGCCGGCTTTATCAAAAGCTGCTAAAGGAATGGCTAAAGCTTTTGAAACAAAAAATTTTCAAAAGGGTTTAAAAACCTTTGCCAATGGTATTGGCGATGTAGCTAATGCTTTGGTAAGCTTTGTGGAATTCGTTGGGAAGCACGGTAAGACAATTAAAACCTTTGGTGAAATTATGCTGGGGGCTTTTGTCTCAACAAAATTGATTGCTGGAATAGTCAACATCAAAAACGCTATTGGAGCAATCAAAGTAGCTAAAACGGTAGCAGACTTAGACAACTTAAAAGGTGTCGCTAAAGGCCTAGGTGGTATCAAGCTTGGTCTTAAATGGGCTGGTGGCAAAACTATTTCTATTGCAAAATTTGCAATTAAAAGTGTTTCTAAAATCGGATCAGCAATCAAAATTGCAGCAAAGTGGGTCGGTGGTAAGGCTGTTACATTAGCTAAGCTAGCGGTCAAAGGTGTTTCAAAGGCTGGATCGGCTATTAAAATAGCTGCACAATGGCTTGGTGCAAAAGCTGTAGCAGCTGCTAAATTAGCATATTTAGGATTAACTAAAACTGTAAAATTAACAGGTAAAGGCTTTAAGGCTTTGGGATTGGCAATGAAAGCTAATCCATTCATTACGATTACAGTTGCTGTGATTGCTATTGGTACAGCCCTAGTAGAACTGTATAAGCATAATAAGAAGTTTCGTACGTTTGTCAATGGGTTAGCTAAAGATGCCAAAAAGTTTATTACACCAATAGTTAAATTTTTTACCAGTCTCGGAAAAACAGTTGGCAAAGTTTTTGGAGCTTTAGGTGGTTTTGCTAAAAAGGGTTGGAATGGAGTTAAAAAAGCTAATGATGCTTATGTCAAAGCCGATAAAAAGCTCTGGGCTACCATTGGCAAAAATGTTTCTAAAGCTGCTTCATCAATGTGGAAATCAACTAAGGGGTTCTTTTCTAAAGGATGGAGTAATCTTAAAAAAACGGCTGACACAGGTATTAAGAATGATCAAAAAGCTTGGAACAATTTTAAAAAGAATACATCCAAGGCTAGTTCATCAATGTGGAAACAGACACAGAAAGATTTCAAAGGCGGATGGAACAACGTTAAGTCGGCTACTAGTACTGGTATTAATAGCATTGAGCGTGTATGGAGTAATTTGCAAAGCACTACCGGTAAAATCGCTAAGGAAATGATGAGAGATCATCCTAGAACGTTTAAGGCCGGATATAAGGTTATGCAAGACTATTCAAATACCTGGAAAGACGTTACAAATGGTCATTGGGATCGGTTAGGTAACGACACCAAGAAGACAGCTCAAGACATGACTAAGTTTTGGAAGAATGTCATGGGGGATACTTATAATTGGATGAACAAAGAAACTGGCGGTCGTTTAGGCGATATGCTTAAGCTTTTCCAGAGCGGATTGTCTTCAATTTCTAAGGCTTGGTCATCTGCTTGGACAGGTATGAAAAACTTCTTTGGTGATATTTGGAATGATATCAAATCGCTTGGAAAAGATGCATTAAATGGCGTCATTGGATTCATCAATGGTGGTATTGGTGGCATTGATACTGTCATCCACACATTTGGAGGCAAAGCTAGTGCAGTACCTAAGATCAGTAAATTAGCTGCTGGTACACAAAACGGACGATTAACCGAAGATACTTTGGCAGTGCTTAATGATGGTAATGATTCGCCAAAAACTAAAAACAGAGAATTGGTTGAGAAAAAAGACGGTTCTATGTATTTGGTAAAAGGTGTTAATACACTTGCAAAACTCGAAGCTGGGGACGCTGTTTACAACGCCAAGCAAACAAGCAAAATGTTAAAGGGCTTATTGCCACGCTTTGGTTTGGGCTCTGGCATAGCTAATGCAGTGTCTGGTGCGGTTGATTGGGCCGGCGACAAGTTAGGTGATGTTGGTACATTCTTAGGTGACAAGTTTAAAGCAATTGAAAAATTCTTTAAAAACCCTGTCAAAGAATTATCTAGCGTGTTTGATAAGGCCGTTGGTAGCTTGTCTGGTAAAGCTGAGCTAGTTGCTGACATGGTTCCGCCTGCTGGGCACTATATCATCAAGCAAGGTGAGAAGTGGTTCAAAGATTTGTTTAAAGGACTGCGTGGAAGTATGGATAATCCAGGTGGAGCAGGAACTGAACGTTGGAGATCAGTTATTCAACAGGTCGCCGACCGCATGGGTATCAACTTAACCAGTGCTGGAATGTCAGCAGTTATGCATCGAATTGCACAAGAGTCTAATGGTAGTCCTACCGTTACCAACAATTGGGATTCCAACGCTAAAGCTGGACATCCTTCTACTGGTTTGTTGCAGTATATTCAGCCAACTTTTGATCATTGGCTACCTAAAGGATTTACAAACGACATCCATAATGGCTCATCTCAAATTGCCGCAATGTTCAATGACTCCAACTGGCTACGTGACATCAGTGTTAAAGGTGGCTGGGGTCCAACTGGACATAATAAAATGGCTAATGGTGGAATTATTGGGCAACATCAAATGATTGAGATTGCCGAGAATAATAAAAAAGAAGCTGTTATCCCGATGGATGCTATGAAGTCAAGTCGTGCTTGGATGCTACTTAAAAAAGTTATCGACAACTTTGCTGATGGCAGCGGTAGTTCGTCTGCAAAAACAGCAACATCAGGTAGTGATTTAGATAGCAAGGTTGCAGAACTAACTAGTACAGTTAATCAGATGGCTACGATGATGAAAACTATTATCGGCTTAAATGCTGATCAAATTGCCGCCACTAAAGGTATTGGGACATTCGACCAAAATAAGTTATATAAGAAGATGGCAACTGATCAGGGGCTATCTGACTATCAGTCATTTTAAAAGGGGGGTTATTAATTGAGTAAACCAAAGCTGTATATTAAGCCAGAAGATGCAGATGAGTTCGATATTTCCGAAGTAGTTTCTGGCCTTGAATTTTTGGGCGACGATGAAAATCCAGCTCCAGTTAACACGTATCAACAATTAACAGGACTAGATGGCGAACTGGACGTCTCACAGACCTATGATAAGAACGTCATTAATGCTAAGTTTTGGCTTCATTTCGGCGATTGGTATGACTACAAACTAACCAAGCATGATGTTTTTAGAATGCTTAGTTCGCGGAAGCGATTGAGGATTCGTACGGACGCTGAACCGGCTATTGTTAAATACGTAAGGGTTGTTCCTTTTGAGATTGCTCCAGTTGAAAATGGTGCCCATGATGCGCTGTTTACAGTTTCTTTCGATAATCCAAGCGGCTATAAATATTCCTTAGCCCGTTCGGACAACTTGTATACTTATGACGCTGAATTATGGCAAATTGGTATGAATCTGCCTAACGGCGAGGATCTGAATTACCATTTCACAACAACAAATTTCCAAGTTTACAACGCGAGTGACGTCACAATAGATCCGTATTGGCAACACCACGATTTAAAAATTATTTGTCAATTTTCAGGAAATAGTTTGAAATTGACGAACACTACTAATAGCACGGAGTGGGAGTACCAGAAATCAGCTACTAAGTCCGATACCATTATTAAAGATGGGATTACAACAACCCTCAACGGGAGCCTCGCGAGTGGTAACACCGACTTCGGCGACATCATACTGGAACCGGGTTGGAACGAAATATCTGTTACAGGCACGACAGATGTTGACATCACATTTTCATTCCCGTTTATTTATCTTGGCTAGTAATAGTGTGAACAACAAGATCATTGTTCAAGGGTGGGGAAGTGCCTACCGTGAGCCTTTGAATAGTGTCGCTTGGGATTCATGTTCGATCCAATGGGAAGTCAACAGTACCTTTCAGCTACAATTTACTGCCTATGATGACCACTCATTAGCCTATAGTATGCTAACCAATGAAAGCAGCATCTTTTTTCAGGGGGAGGAATGGATCGTTAAGACGCCACTACCAGATTATTCAGGTATGGTTAACACTAATCAAGTGACCGCAACTCATGCGTATTTTGATGTGTCGCGGGTGCACCAATGGCAGACTAAGACGGGGACATTTTCTTACTCTCCCAATGATGTGCTGGCATATTGGCTTAATGACAATTCATTAGGGTATACGTATGCGGTCAAGGGAACATTTACTAATCAGCCTATTGAGAACCTCGGTAATGGATCGGGTACAGATATGATCAGTAAGATCATTGAGACATGGCCGACCGCAGTAGTCTTTCCACATGGCCGACAGATCGTTGTTTATTCGGCTGATGAGTGGGCTCAAGACTTAGGTAATCGCATTAATTACATTCACGACACCACAGAGATTCAGATGAGCCCCGATTCTACATCACTGTTCAACGAAGTCATGGTGTATGGGGCTACCAAAGATACTGATACCAATAGTGATACTGATTCAGATACAACGTCATATTACTTCGATCCCTACATTGTTAAGGATGAGGCTTCAATAGCTAAATGGGGTGAGCGCCCAGGAGCCGATATTAGCGATGATCGATTTACTGATAAGAACTCGATGGATGTCTATGCTAGAACTCAACTGGTAACGGAGCCACAGTTCAGTATTAGCATAACCATGAATGATAATACTGAACCTGTTCCGGGTGAGATTCGTCGAACAGAGATTCGGAATGCAGGATATTCGAGCAATTTACAAGTTGTGGGCTATCAGTGGTATCCAAACTCGCCGGGTACACAAACTACAATCACACTGAATACTAGTGCTAAAAGTATTCTGGACTTACAGAATTCCCAGTCCAAGATGATAGCCAAGGCGGTTAAGAACAGCAAGCAAAACTCCCAGTTAGCAATTACGGCACAAAATACGGCTACTAAGGCTTACAACTCAAGAATATACGGTGAAAAGGTGGGTGATAGCGATTACTAAGATTGTGCAACTCGTTGCGGCATCTGATAACACTGATATGGGTTTAAAAAAGGGTGACAAGTATTACCCACAAGTTGGAGCTGATTGTGTCGTTGGGCTAGACGAGAAGATCAAAGCCGGCCAGCAGACGTACACCGAAGCAACGGATAAGACGGCCGGATTAATGTCGGCAGCCGACAAGCAAAAATTAGACAGTATAGACACAGGCCCACTGACCAGCGTTCAACTCAAGGACGCGAAGACGGGGGCTATTTATCTACTCACCGTGGATGATGGGGAGATTAAGATTACGAAGGAGAGTGATGGGTAATGAGCTGGAAATGGCCAAAACTAACACTAAAAGACGAGCCAAGCCCCATGCAGAATGTGGAATTTCGACGACAGAAACAGTTTAACTGGGACGCACTACGTGGCTGGGCGTTGGGTTTGTTCAATGGATTCACGGATTATTCCGATAGTTTAGATGCTAAGATGTCATATTTTGATAAGCAATTTGACGATCAGATGAGTGCCGCTACTGATGGCGACAAAAATTTGTCAGAAATTGTTGATGCTCGAGACAGTCGAAAATATGGTGACTTTGCTACTATTGGTAAACGACTAGATAAAATTGAAAATTTAGGTATAAATCTTGCTGCTGATAGTGTTATTAGTGGTGAGGTGAGCGATGATGACAAAGTCACTTTGGATGCTATCAAAAAAGCTTTAGATCCAGCAAAATTTAACTTGCTATTTTTCACTGACGCGCATTACGGAAAATGGGGTTCTAATCCAGAACGGGCAAATAACACTTCGATTAATCATCTTGCCAATGCGCTTTATTTAGACGATAGCGTTGATGTAATAGTGGCGGGTGGTGACAACATCGACGGCTGGACTGATTCACTTGTTGGGCTGCTGAATGAACATAGCGAATTTGCCCGGAAACTACTTTTTGGCGGTGGCAATCGCGCTGACAGATTTACGCTCAAAGGAAACCATGATGATGGTAGTGGCAGGATTCTGCAATATATCGAAGGGGATTACGACTACATTAAATGGCGCGATGGGGCTTTAGGCTATTCGGCTGCAATTCCTACCGTGATTAGTGACGACCAATTAAAGCAACTTTATCATACTGGCGATTTGCTTTTTAATGAGCATCGGGTTGCAGATAGCCTGTATTTTTACAAGGACTATCCGGATAAAAAGGTGCGGCTGATTGGGCTTGATTCTAATGACGGACCGGAAGTGCTAGATGACAAAGGCTTACCAAAATATTTTGCTATTAAGCACATGGGGTATCAGCAAGCCCAGATTGATTGGCTGGCCAACACGGCACTCACGGGGGTACCTGACGACTATGTGGTAATGGTAGTTGGCCATATTCCAGCCGCGGCAGTGGGCAGTGATCAGAACAACCAGACGCTTATCAACCAAATTCTAAATGCCTTTCAATCAGGCCAAGCTATCCATGCCTTGTCAACTGATGTGGATTGGCCCGTTGATGTGTCAGCTAACTATAGTGCACAGGGTTCACGAACGGTTGTTGCATATGTTAATGGCCATTTACATCAAGAATTTTTGACGCAGAATTTGGGTTTTACTAGTGTTTCAGTGACCTCATCAATCAATGATGGCAGGGACGGGACTCCTTACGACGGTAAGACGAACATTGATGGTTGGGATGTAATCAGCATCGACCGTGATAATGCCAAAATTAATATCACCGGCTTTGGCCGAGCGAAAAACCGTTCAGCACAATATGGAATCGCAGGGGGGGCTAGCAAATGAGCATGAGTAATAGTGATTTACAAAACGCTGTCCAAGAATTGAGTAGTCGCTTGGCCACGCACATTGGTGGAGGTGACAACGCACATTTATCGGTAGACAGACAGCATTCCGGTTTTATGACGAGTGTGGATTATCTAAGCCTTTTAGAAGCAATGGGGTATCGTTCGCAGCTGGCAGACGGAACAGATGTCTTTACGTTGAAACCAGGCCATTATGTTGGTAAAAACTTAGTCAATAGTAGTTTAGGCCCTGCTGACGGCAGTACTTTGATGATTGATGTTTATCAATATCGCGAGTATTACACACAAATTTACGAGACAGTTTCGGCTTCTGGAAAATTATTTGTATATACTAAACATGTCGGCGCAGACGGCAAAACAAACACATATGCGCCAAGTGGATGGGCATCAATCGAGCGTACAGTAACGCTTTGGGAGGGGTCCGTGTCTGATATTAACACTAAACTAGTCTTTGCAGATAACATACAAATTTATCCATTTCTAAAAATAACAACATTAAATCCAGTCAGTAATACCATCAAAAAACATTTGATTAAAAATCAGCAAGAAATAAATGTTAACGATTTTTACATCACATCAACATCCAACGGTTTAGTGATGTTTGATATGCGTATTTTTATTGCACTTTCTGGTAACATTGAGTACAGTCACGGTACTGATATTAAAAGCTCAGATGTCACACCACACGCAGGCCCAGCGATGAGCTTGCTTAAAATTGAGGGGGTCCTCTAATGCAGGTTTTAACTAATGATAAAAATGAAATCATCGGCTATGCAGTTACTGGCAGTTTAACAGATGCAATTATAGTCGATAAAGTACCGGACGACTTTATGGCAAACTTTAAGCCGTCTTTTTATTTACTAAAAGATGGTGTGATTATCGCGAATCCTAATTACACTGCACCCAAAGAATCTGTTCTTGCAACGGTACCATCAACGATTGAGACACAGTTAGCGGCACTAGCTTATCAGCAGATGACTACACAGCAGACAATCACTTATCTGCAAACGCAAAACGCACAAATGGCGTATAAGTTAATGACACAAGGAGGTGCGACAGCATGACTTTTCCAGATTACGATGCAATTAAAGGTTGGTTTAATTTAAAGCTTTGGACGCCCGAAATGGTAGCTAAAGCGGTTGAACTCAAGGTGATCACAGCCGATCAATACAAGACAATTACCGGCGACGACTATCAAGCAATGGCGGCGGCTTCTACGACACCGACTGGCACAGCTAACGTAACGCCTACATCCTAGGCGTTTTTATCTTGTCCAAATTTGAGAGAAGGGGATGCGGTTGGAACCACACATGATGTTTCTTAGCTGGCAAATTGCTGACTGGCCGAGCTACATCGGTCAGTATTCAGATTTCACACAGGCTGACAGCAGCCGATTATGCCGCATTAATTGGTACAAATAAAACAAGGTAGAGGAGATGTAAGACATATTGATCAATAAAATTAGAGTCCATCCTACCCATACTGTACTAGGGGTTGGTATGATTGTGATTGGTTTGTGGCTGATTCTTAATAATCATTTTTTTACGTGGCCACCGAATGAAATTAATTTTGTGAACGATGACATCTGGGGTGCATTGTTTATATTTGATGGCACCACATTATTAGTATGGGTGTTTGAAGGGGATGAATCAGTTAAATGGAACCGTAGGCTATTAACAGCTACGGCTTTTTTAATGGGTTTCTTAACCACATATCAGTTCGTTATTTGGGTAGCCACAGGTTTGTATATGAGTTGGATCAGTAACACGATCATCACAGCCTTTGTGCTGATATGTGCACGAAGGAGTGATACACGCCATGGATAGTAACACACATGATGTATTGGTTGCATTTGCACCGTATATATCAGTGATTATCGGTGGCTTAGTATCATGGTTTAGTTTTCTAGAATCCAAACGCAAGACGAAGCATGATGAACTATCAGATTTATATGATAAAACGGCCACCGATAATGAACGATTACGAAAAGAAAATGAATCCTTAAGAAAGGAACGTGATAAAGATGAAGATTAATTGGAATATCCGACTAAAATCAAAAAAGTATTGGTTAACTGTGATCACACCAGTGGTCGTGGTGATTGCCGGTCGCGTTATTTATTGTAGATAATTTTTTGATGAAATAAGGAGGAAATGTAATTATGAACGTCCAAAATATTACTGATTTACTCGTGTCGTTATTCGTTGTAATTGTCCCTGTTATTGGGGGCTTTGTCACTAAGCATGTACTAGCGAATAAGAAAGTGGTTAGCTTACTACAAACTGCTGAACCGTTGGCGAAAACAGGCGTTGTTCTAGCCGAACAAGCCGGGGTAACAAATTACCTCACGAGTGAAGCCAAAAAGTCTAAAGCCGTTGCCTATGTCCTAACAGAACTCAAAAAGCTAGGTTTCACTATGGCTGATGAAGCAACCATTGCCGGTGTGGTCGAAAAACAATTCGCTGAATCAAAGCAAGCGATTGAAGCGGCTTATCCGCAAAAGACAGCTCAACAAGTTGAAGAACAGGCCAATGCCCAAGCTAAAGCGAAGGAGGCAGCGCTGCAACAAGCACAAGCTGATTTAACGGCCGCACAAGCAAAGGTAACTAGCCTCACACAAGCTCAATAGGAGGTAACTTAATTGAATAAGATTAAACAATTAGTCATCACATTTGTGGTGGCTTTTTTAGTAGTGATCGGGATTGGTGGAACAGCCCACGCGGCTCGCACCGATATGCTAGACGTGTCCGATTATAATAACAATGGTCAGGCACTCACCACACAACAGTATATTAATCTACGTAATAACTACGGGATCAAGGCTGTTAACGTTAAGATTAGCGAGGGTCAGACGTGGAATGCCTCGACTGCTAAGGCTAACATTAGCAACGCTAGTCAAGCCGGACTATATACAAATGGGTATCATTTTGCCCGCTATAATTCGGTGGTCACTGCGCAAGCAGAAGCACGCCATGCGGTCCAACAGGCACAAGTTGATGGCCTAGGTATTGGTTCGGTGATTGTAACGGATGCCGAGAGTTCAGCGCAATCTAGCGTATCTAAGGCAACTAATGACCAAGCGAACCAAGCATTCGCGCAAGTTGTTCAACAAGCTGGTTATCGGTGTGATATTTACACGATGGGTAGCTGGGTTAACACTAAGATGACCGTCTCTGATGGCACTGGTTGGATTGCTTATTACCCATATCACGTGACAACTGATCGGTATACTGGCAATCACGCATGGCAATTCAGCTCCACGATGACCTTTACAGGCTTATCAGGGCGCTATGATGTTAGCCAGTTATATGATAACTACTATACGGCCAATACGGATAAAAATGCTGTTATTAGCAACTCACAGACGACCCATGTAGCGATCAATAACAAGCATACGACCACTCACAAGCAAGCAGTATCAGGAACGTTTAGAGATGGCCCATATATCATTCATCGTCAAACTGGTGTATTTACTGCCGGTCAGACTTTGCGAGTATTTGCCTATCCGGGTGTACAATCAACAGGAGCTAAATATTACAAAGGCGAGTCGGTTATCTATGATGGTTATGTCCGCAATGGTAACTATATCTATGTTAGTTATCTAATCAAAGGTGGCTATCATCACTACGTTGCTGTGCGCCACAATGGTGTTGCGTTAGGAACATTCAAATAAACATTAACTGATACAATAGTAAGTACTGATTTAATTAAGCCTCTAGCTCATTTCGAGTTAGGGGCTTTTTTATAAAAGTTGTCAACACAAAATTTAGCTCATCGTTAAAGCATTTATGAGCGGTAAAATATGCGCGAACAAAATTTTGTGATAGACTATTAATATAAATTAATGGGAGGTATTATCATGGCTGGACTTAATTTTACAACCAATGTTGATGTGCATAACAAACAAGATTTTCAACGTTTACAACAATTGATTACACCAAAAAAAGATGCCTTCACACAAGGCGAAGGGAAAAAGGAAATTGATAGGATACGTACTGTATTTAAAGATATTCCTTTTACTATTAAATAATTGACTAAAGATATTAATAAAGCAGAAGTGGAGGCAACCGATGCCTCTTCTTTTTTGGCGGTTGAAGAAATTCAAAAGTTTGATTGCAAGGATTCGATTTTGAATAGGTTTCTAAAAGACGAATCAGTGGAATTTGAAACAAAACACATATCAGCAACAACACTATATTATGACAAGAAAACATCAGAAATAATTGGATTTTATACCGTAGCTCCATCTGTGCTTAGTCTTGATTATGGAAATACCGCTAAAGATGTCATTCCGCCATCAAAAAGAGAAGGAATGACTAATTTCCCGGCAATTAGTATCGATTATTTTGCGGTTGATTTTGAATATCAGCATCAAGATGTGGGAAAAGCTATGATGCTTCATCTGTTTAAAAACTTAATTAATGCGACTATCAAAAATGGAATTGGATTTACAGGTGTTCAAATTGAGGCATTATCTGGAGCCGTTGATTTTTACGAAAATATTGGTTTTGACTATTTAAAAGATTACGAAAAAAATTCCGTAAAAAAGTCATTTGATATGTTTTATAGCTTTAATAAAATGATGGAATTTACTATTCCTTATTGGAATTAG